GTTTTTCACAAGTAAATCAAGACTATGTTGTAACCTCTCTAGGCTTAGATTGTAGGGCCGAAAGGACTACATGTAGTCTATTTGCTGTAGCTGCAGTCACTTTTAGTATCTCACTTTCTTCTAATACTAAAGGTGCTGATAATAATTCTGTTGTGCCATTAGCAGATATAGACTTTGTTCTAAAAAGACTAAATACATTATCACTAGTATCTGTAATAGTAACTGTAATAGTATCACCGCTACCAGAGTCATCAGACACTAATATTGATTTAACTATAGCAGTGGTTGCAGTTGGCACTGTATATAGTGTTGTAGCTGACGTAGAAGTTAAATCTACTTTTTTATTTACAAATGAATTAGCCAAAGAAAAAAGCCTCCGCTTCTGCCTCGTCTTTTAAATCTTGTTGATATGTTGTATTTAATTTTTGCACAATACTATCTACATCTCTAACAAACGATTGTTGTATTTGTTGATCGTAATCTTCTGCTGGTTGTGTTAATGCTTGTACTATTCTAGCCACGTTTTTTAACTCCTTTAATTTTTTTCTTATTTAGTGATGCATAAAAAACTTGCTCACCTTTTTTCTTACCATATTGTTTTTTCATAGACTTCATTATTTTTTTACCTTTTGTATTTAATGGCATTATCTTCTACCGTCCGGTTGATAGTCTATTCTAAATGTCCCTAGTTTCCAAAACTGACCTGTACTAGTGTTTTCTACTTTTAAAGATATTTCTCTAGCTCTTGCACGGGTATCTATTTTAGTTGAACTACTACTAATTGTAAACGGACCTAATGTAGAACTAGCTTTTGTTTGATTTGGAAAATCTTTTAAATTAAGTGTAACTCTTGCATTACCTGTCTGTGATAAAAAGTCTGGTATGACTCTTCTTATTTTCATCATAAACTCACCATCACCAGCTAAACCTTGTGTGCCAATATCAAAACTACCAGACTCTATGTTTGCTGTGATAGCAGTGGTTTGTCCTAACTTAACTTGATTTAAACCTGTTTCATGTTCATAGTATGTTGAAGCTCCATCAGTATTACCGTGAACATAATTAACATCTGTATCTGCTGTTTCTGCACTAGAGTCATACTCTGTTGCATGTGGTTTACCAAATATAGCAGAGTCTTCCCACGCTGTTCTTGCAAGTGTACCTGTAGTCCATACTGGTCGCTCGTTGCTTGAGTCTAGATAATTGTATGCTACCATTCTATTTACAACTCCTGAACCTGAGTTTGGATAAAACCATATTACTTCACCAAACAAATTATTTAATCCAGCATTAATATGTTGTTTAGGTGTTGTATTAATATCATCAAATACATGATCCTCAACTAAACATGGTAATGATTCTAGTTTACCTGTGTATCTAAAGAAACCATTCTCTGACATCCAGTATGCTGTACCATCAACTTCAACGGCTGCGTTCTGTCCAATTAATCCACAGTTTGTACCAACCTGTTGAAATGAGAATGTAAATGGTGGACCAACAAATCTCATGATAAATAATGCAGTATCGGTCCAAACATAAATTGCATCTCTACCTCTGATAGCTCCTACGATTTTAGATCCGTCCGCAAGCCTCTGTGTACCTGCAGTATTAGTTGCACTTGGTGTGTAAGTATTAATGTCCTCTTGAGAAGAAAATCTTATAAACATAGGGTCTTGTGTAGATGAAGTCCCAACAGTTGTCTCTGTTCCAAAAAATATTAAGTGTCTGTCAGGTGTAGATACTAAACTAAACGCAGATGCAGTTGGTGCGTTTGATATAATAGTTGCTCTGGTGTTGTTTGCACCTATCGGATTTGAATCCCATTCAAAACTTTCACCACCATTAATAGTTGCAATAAGTTTATTACCAAAATTATCTAATGACCATAGACCTGGTGCAGTTACAATATCCCCTGATGCTGCAGCGTTCCATGCAAAAAAGTTTGATGCATCAGTTACTGTTGCACCTGAACTATGTATTGCTGCTGTTGTACCTGTGGCACCTCTTGTTAATCCAGATAATGTACCACCACTATTTCCTGTATATGTAATTAATTCTGTGCCTATTTGCACTGTACCTGAAGATGGAAAAGAAGTAGAACTAGCCATTGTTAATGATGTTGCACTAGCACTTAACTCTGACGATAATGTAGATGTAAATTGACCTTGTTGTACACCACCCCATGATCCAAGACCCCAACCTGTTGTTGCAACCTCAACTGCTGGTCCTACAGGATAGTAATGTTGTACTCTAATACCACCTGATGTTGTAGCACCAGAGCCACCTTCATTAGAGGGCATTGTTATTGTTAAAGTAGTATCGGTTGGTATTGATGCTACCATAAATTTTATGTCTGTAAAATCACCAGATGCAAAATTAGAATTTGTAATACTTGTAAAATTATCCAATAGTATAATATCACCCTTATTCATGTTATGTGCTGATGCAAAAGTTATTGTAACAGTTGCTGATCCGTTGGTTGTGGTAAAAGCTGATGTTAAAGTTGTTGTAGATTTGATTGGATGTATGTCATAAAAAATACCACCAGAGTATGCGTATAAAATACTACTGCCACCTAATGCAGCATACTTAATACCTGATGTATTAACAAAGTGATGAATAGCTGTATTACGTCCTGTCATTTCAACAGAACCTAGTTGTGCCCAACCACCTATTTTTTCAGGTGTACCATATCTAAAACGAACATTATCACCATTAACCCATTGACCCTCGCCGCCTGTTGCGGTTACTTGTTTATTAAATCCTGGTGCAAATTTTACTTTTTGTAACATACAAAACCTTAATAATAATAAGGCAGGAGATGCTGTGGTGGAGATCTCCCGCCATATTATTATATACAATATTATTTAGGTATTTTAAAGCCTTTATACCATGCGGGCAACCCTAAAAAAGGTCTCTTATCGTATTGATTTTCTTTAGCTGTTTTAGATGATGATTTGTTGTAATGTAAAAATACTTGTCCACAGTCTTTGCCAGTAAACTCTTCTCGCCAATGTTCAAGATCACAACCAGAATATATTAACATGTCACCTGGTTTAAGATCTACTTTGATACCTGCTTGACCCTCGCTACCTGTTGGGTCTAAATAGATAGGCCATGGATCGCCACCTAGATTTAAAGTTGTAGATATTTCACAAGAGTATCTATCTTTGTGTCTAGCTAATACATCACCTTTTTTATATATTCTAGCATAAGAATATGTTTCAGATAATTTTAATCCTGTATGCTTTTCCATAACAGGTTTTACTTTTTGTAGTAAAGTTTCCATAACTATATCTGCGTAATGGGAATATGTGTTAGGCACTTGCTCATCATTCCATACACCAAAGTATTCTGTAAAAGGAGATATGAATCTTTGATCAAATAAAAATTTTGCAACGTTTCTTTTATTTAAAAAGTAAGCAAAACAAAAATCTGCCATGTCTTTTGATATAGCATTTCTTAATATACTATATTTATTTTTTTGAAACGCCGATTTTTTTAATGACATTTTTTCCTTTCAGTTGCATTTTAGATTTTATAAAATTATCTATAAAATTTGGTTTATTTTTTAAGGGACTAGATTCTAATAAAGTTTTAATAATTGCTTTTTTCATATCTTTATTTTGCATTTAACACACTCTTTGGTATAGCTTGACAGTTCCAATGTATAAACCTAAAAGGTTCATAACCCATATCTACCACGTATTGATGTGGCATGTAAGATGGAAAAAACATTAGTCTGCCTGGTTTAACTTGATAATTTACTTGAGATGTTGCATGTGTAATTTTTGATTTATCTTTTTCTGGTAATAGGTTCATTACATTACCTGGTCTTGGATCTTCAAACAAAGGCAAAGACGTAGCTTCGCTTGCTTTTAAAAAGTAAAAACCTGACATATGTCCATTCCAATGTGTATGTAATGTGTGATGTCCTCCACCTTGTTTAGCAAATTCTTGCACCCACATTTCTGTAATAAATATTGAATAATTTGTTAAATCAAAACCCATTTCAATTAATAAATTATTAGATGTTGCACCAATATAATCTTGTAATTCTTTAAATTTAGGATCACCTATTAAAGATGTTGAATGAAACACGTGACCCATATCACCTTTGTTACCAAATCTTTTATTACGTTTATCTATTGATTCTTTTAAATTTTTTTGTGATTGTTTTATATATTTATCAGATGCTTTGTTTAATTTTTTTACAAATTTAGGTTCATCTGCCCACCATATAGGTGATGCAAAATATTGTTCTAAGTTTAATTGTTTTGGAAAACTCATTTATAAGGCCACCCTAAGTTCCATATTACTAAACTATGTCTCTTACCTTTTTTAACTGGACATACTCTGTGCCAAACAAAACCAGGGAACACAACCAAAGATCCTTTGGGTAATATTTCTTTACATTTAACAACATTTCTTTTTTTGTCAGGGTCCATGTTTCTAAAATCAAATTCTAATTCACCGCCACTATATTCTTTTGGATCTGATAGTGTAACTGTTACAGATAGTTTTCTTATTTTACCGTTTGATGGATCATTACCCTCTCGCATGTACGGTCTGTCCCAACCATCACAATGCCAATCATAAAATTGACCTTTAGTATATTTTGTAAACTGACAAGACTCACTAAAGTCCCATTGAAAATTCCAACCTGCATTTGCATTTGCTTGATGAACATATGGTTGTATTTCTCTATATATCCATCTATCATTCATCCAAACAATGTCAGAATTTCTTTTCTTTTTCAAATCTTTTGTTTGTTTTGCATTTAATTTTTGATCACCATATCCACCAGTCACTGCCATTTGATCTTGCAATTGTTTTCCATAACGAACAATATCATCACAAATACGTTCTGGAATTGCTGATTGAAAATACCAATAATAATTTGTAAGGTTCATATTCTTTCTTTTACCACCATAAAAATAATATATCTATTTTTATGAAATAGTCAACGTACCAGAGGCTGTAAATTTAGCTATCTTATCACCACCTGGATGAGTTGATCCACAAAATGCTGCACAAGGAGTGCCTGCAAATGTTACTGCACTTGGCCCTCTTACAACAACTATTCCTGGACCACCATTACCACCAGAATTACCTCTACCTCCATTTCCTCCGTCACCTTCATTATCTGTTCCAGCTGATCCAGTATTATTACTGTTAGGAGATCCTGATCCTCCAGTTGAATAAGTAACATTAGATCCTGTAATTTCATTAGGCACTCCAGATCCACCACCAGTTGAGGGTGAGTTACTACCTACTCCTCCAGCACCTCCACCACCAGATCCTGGTTTTTGATTACCAGGAGTGCTACCACCATCTCTACCTTGAGGTGGATCTGTTGGAGGTGTATTACCTGATCCTCCAGAAAAACTTGAACCTGGTTCTGGACTTCCACGACCTCCACCACCTGATCCTCCATTTTTACCAGCAGAGGATCCTGATCCTCCACCGCCTCCACCGCCAGCTGATGTTATAGTTGAAAATACTGAATTATTTCCCGAACATCCATGATTACTATCACCTGAACCTCCTCCACCAACTGTAATTGAGTATGGTCCTGGTGTTAAAAATAATGCTGATCCTTGTAAAGGACTTGGGCCATATCCAGAACTTCTATAACCTCCTGCACCTCCGCCACCACCACCAGTGCTAGGATCATTTCCTCCAGCTCCACCGCCAGCGACTACTAAATAATCATAATTAAATCCTAGTTGAGGCCATGTTCTATTTGATTCTCTTAATTTTGAATAATGTGTTTTTAAATTCCATACACCACTTGCTTTGTTTATTTCTTTTACGATAACTATACCAGAGCCACCATTTGCACCTGTTGATGGAGTGCCTGGTGGACTTGGTGTAAAAGTTGAACCTCCACCTCCACCTGTGTTAGTTGTTCCTGCAGTTGCAGATGTTCCTGTAGAACCTGCACCTCCACCGCCAGAACCACCTGATCCTGCTCCACATTTTCCTCCACCGCCGCCACCACCAGCGTATGTACCAGAGGCAGGTAAGCATGTGCCTGGATATAAGGGAGAAACATCTGTTCCTGCCCCACCAGCTCCACCTGTTTTTGGTCCTTGATTTGCATCACTTCCAACTGCAGAGTGGCCTCCACCACCTCCAGCTGATGCATCTGGTCCTGGGCTATTTGGTGCTCCATCACCTCCAGGATTACCTTCAGGTGGACTAAATCCTCCTGCATTACCTGTTCCTCCAGGATTACCTACAGGTGCTCTTCCACCTTCGCCCCCACCTGAACCTCCTGGATTACCTGATACACCACTACCATATTTTGCACCGCCACCTCCTCCAGAAGCTGAGACTGTTGTACATCCTACAATAGAAGATGCATTACCATCATTTCCAGTGTTATTAGGTTGACCTGATCCTCCAGCACCAATTGTTATTGGTATTTGACCATTTGCATTTAATTCTACGTTTCTTAAACCTCCAGCTCCACCACCACCACTAGCTGTACAACTTCCTGCTGAACCACCTCCAGCTCCACCACCAGCTACGATAGTAGCTGAAATAGCTCTAGTTCCCGACTGAAGACATAAATTTCCTGATGATGTTTTAACAGTAGTCGTGCACTTCCCAAAAGAAGTTACGTTTCTTTTACCAATGAGTCCGCCATTTTGTCTAGGCATTTAGGTCCCCTATTCGGACACCCAAGCTGAACCATTCCAATTATAAACTGTTTTTGGATCTGAAGTGTCGTTTGATTTAGTTGCTTCCCAACCTGTATTGTTGTTAGCATTATATTTTGTTTCGTTCCAATTAATTTGATAAAACCACGAGGGTGTATCCTCACCATCATCAGTTACTGATGGATATGTTATTGGCGCTTGCCAATCGTCACTTGAATCTAAAGCCCATGATTTATAAGGTTGTGGTACTAAAAATTTATTTTTAGTTGCATTATAAACATAACCTATACCTGCATATTGTTTTCTAAAATTATTGTTGTAAGAAGTTTGTTTCCATGTGCCACCACCAAAAAAATTTACACACCATGTTTCACCATCAACATGCTCGTCTGAAGGTACACAATCATTTCCTACAACCACCACTCTTTTTACAACTAAATGTGTGTCAGATGTAAAACCTGTTGGATCTGTTTTTGATTCTAATTCTGCAAAATGTGCCATATTGTATTCTCCTTAAAAGTTAAGTTATATTATTTATGTTCTATAAAGTCAATGTCCCTGATCCTGTAAATTTAACTATAGTATCATCTCCTGAAGTAGATACACAAGAAACGCATCCAGGTGCTGCTGCAAAACATGCAGGTTTATTAGCTGTTGCTAGTCTTAATATTACAATTCCAGTTCCACCATTTCCTCCAGTCTGAGTTCCACAAGAACCTCCACCACCTCCACCACCAGTGTTTACAGTTCCATTTGTTCCAGTTCCTATAGGATTACCAGGGTCGTTAGATGTTGCTCCACCGCCTGCTCCTCCACCACCTGATCCTCCAGATGCTCCCGCAGTGCCAGCTTGACCACCACCACCTCCGCCACCTGCAAGGGTGACACAAGATCCTGTGATACTATTTGCAACTCCAGCTCCACCAGCTCCTTGTGAAGTTGAAGATCCACCACCATCCCCTCCA